GGTTAGTAAACTAATCGGAGCAAATATGACCGAGAATCAACGTAACTATCTTGCAGATTTAGCTGGACAGAAGGGAACCAGGCTTAGTGATACCGACAACTGGTCAGTATCTAAGGCCTCCGAGGAGATTGAGCGTCTTAAAGCCATGCCAGACGCTACCTTTGACGATATAGACGCTTCGGAAGTGGCCAGGATTGACGATCTGACCGCCAGTGCACTCAAGGAGCTCGGCAGATGGGGCTTTGCGAGGAGGAAAGGATGAATTTTTCACCTGCTGCCAAAGATTTAAGCAAACAAGCCCAGAAGGTTGTCGATTACATTCTGTCGCTTAACATTTCGCCCACCGAGAAACGCAGACGGCTAGTAAAGGCATTTGGCATCATTGGTAACGAATTCTTTGACAAGATGTTCAGGGATAACAGTACCTTATTCGGCAGCGAAGCGATTGGAAGCACTGGGTTTGAAAACCCAGAGGACCAGATAGAGCGATTATCATCTAAATTAGTCCAGAATTACAACTTAGGTAGGGAGAACAAAGAAATCGTGACTGGTTTCTTCGATTCAGTATTAGCGGACGCGCAGCATGAGGCATTCGAGAACGGTAAGTCCATGGGCAAGGTACCGACACTCACTAGATCATTAGTCGGAGAGACTTGTGGTTGGTGCCGAGCACGAGTTGGCACATTTACCTACCCAGATGGCGAGTTATTTGCTCGTCACGATAACTGCGACTGTTTGTTTATCGTCAAAGGCTACAACTCTCGGAATGGCATATTAACTAACTATAGAAAGGCAAGGTCATGATTGGAACAACGGTAACATTCAAAAACCATCCAACCACGGAGGGATTGGAGACGTTTGCGATAGATGATTGTTTAATCGCAAATAATGGCTCTCCCAACGCTTCTCGGCCACAAATACTCATCCATATACCTAAAACTAGCGAGAAGGACGTTGATGGGGCTTTTGTGAGCTATGAGGGCTATGAATGGCACGTGGTTGGTACCACGGTGGCACAGATGGACGGGAATACCCCGACACGATGGAATAGGTACGCAATAGCGGAGCGAATAACATCATTATAAAGAAAGGAGCCAAAATGAAGATTCGCAACAAACAAACTGGACAGGTATTCGAGGTATTAGCTGGAACGCTATACGCCAAGAACATATTTGAAGAGGTAACAGATGATGATATCAAGGTGGGGGAGCCGAAGGTAGAATTCGAGATAGAAGAAGCCAAGGAAGAGAAGAAACCCGCCACTAAGAAAACCCCAAAGAAAGGAGCAAAGAAGAATGGCGAAAACAAGCGAAAGTAGCTTCGCAACTGTAGCCGACCTAGAAGCCGCCTGGAAGCCACTCACGTCAGACGAGAAGGCTCGTGCGGAGGTGTTACTTTTGCAAGCTAGCAACTATCTACGACAGATTGCGTACAATAACCAGAAAGACATAGACGATCTCATCCTAGCCGATTCGACTGGCGTTTATGGGGCCAATGTGAAGATGGTGGTGACATCATCCGTGCAGCGTTCCATTGCTTCGCCGGTGGACATGATGCCGGACGCATCGCAGTGGAGCCAGAGCGCTAGCCCATACTCAGAGTCGATGAGCTTTACTGGGAATGTTTCGTCCACTCTGTATTTCAAAGATAAAGAACTGAAGCTACTAGGTATAGGCTCGGTAGCCGGCAACCTTAGCTTTTCAGTATTGAGAGGAGTTAGATAATGGATTGGGGAGAGATTGAAAAGAGACTAAATTGCTCAAAGACCAAATACAGCTTCTACTTCGGTGATTATGAGTACCCAGACTTCTCAAAAGGGAAGATGGCGAAAAGATTTCCTATCCAACACGTAGGATGGGGCCGTAGAGCAGTGGAAATTAGGGCCAATAAGACGAAGTTTGACAGGTTCGAGAACGACACACTTGGCCTAAATGAGCTATTCGAGAAATATAGAGTCAAGGAAGCGTTTAACAAAATCAAAGATGATGTACTCGTGTGTGGGTGTGGGTTCTTAGCGGTGAATGGTGACAGAGTATTCCCATTCACGGCAGAGGAAGCGACCGGTACATTTAGCTGGTTTGACCAGAACCTCAAGAGTGGTGTGGCCGTCTTTAGAGAGGCAACTAAGAAAGACCGCTTCGGCACAATACCGAAACGGCCAGATGCGTTTGTGGAATATCTACCGGATCGTACTATTGCGCATGAAGGGGACATGATAACTATCGCTCCTAACGTCACAGGAAGGCCTCTAATGGGGCTTTTGACCCATAAGGCGACAACTAAGCGTCCATTCGGTCAAAGCGTGCTTACAGGCGCTGCTAGAGGGGCAATAATTGATGCCTCTAGGACAATTCGTCAGGCCATGATTGCTGCTTATCACTACAATTCCAAAGTAGATGTGATTCTTGGTGCAGATAGCGATACTGCCGTAGATACCGTTGAAAGTCAGACCGGTGATGTACTCAAGATTGGGCCAAATGAAAGCGGCCAGATTCCGCAGATTGGTGAATTCGCCCAGCACGCAATGGCTCCATTTAACGATACTATCCTTGTATCGGCCAGGAACTTCTGCTCGGATACAAAGCTCAGTCTAGTGAACCTAGGCATCAGTTCCGATGCTCCGCAGTCTACTGAGGCGCTTGAAATCATCAACGATGACCTTAGAGACGATATCTTAAGTTGGGAAGATGAATTGGCTGAAGAACTCAAGTATTTTGCCGTTACTCTGTGGATGCACGATAACGATGTAAGCCGATTAGATGATAACCTACAAGAGAAGATAAGAGCTACCAAACCAGTATTCTTGTCGGTCTATAGGCAGGATGTCGGGAAGTTCGGTGATGGGCTCGTTAAAATCGCTCAGCAGGCTCCAGATATTACCAAATCACGCTCATTGTGGCGCAACCTTGGGCTTACTTCCGAGGAGATTGATACTGTTATCGCTTCCGCCGATAGTATGATACAATCGAGCTAGGAGTTATCACTCCATTTCGGAACAAAAAACCGACTCGCCTGCGAGGGAGCCGGTTTTCTGTTTCTATGGGTGTAATATACAAAAAAGGTGAAGGTAGGGTGGGCATAACCTTCACCAAATCTATTGTAACACATTGTGGAAAACTATGTGGAAAACTATGTGGAAAAGTGGTATATTTAGGGTAACGTTTAACTTTTACGGAGGTAAAAAAAGGAATGGCAACTTTTTACAAACTAAATGAGGCTGGCGAATACGCCGAGGCCGATAATGATGTAGAGGAATTATTCCGCAGTAGATCTGACGAGATTATACGGAAGAAACTCGACAAAGCACGCGAGAGAGAAACAGAGAAGATTCGCACGGAGATTGAAGATGATGTACGCAAGAGCGCACTCGAAACTATCAAAGGTGAACTGAGAAACGAAATCGAGTCCGAATATCGACCAAAGCTAGAAGCTTCTGAGGCTAAGGCACACCAATTAGATATCGCACTTCGCAGAAAAACCATTGCCGCTGAGTATGGTTTCAAACCCGATACCGAGCAATTTCTCGGTGATGGCGATGAAGATGATATGAGAGCGAAAGCTGATGTACTCAAAGCTAGCTTTTCTAGTTCCAATACCGCACCACTAGAGAAGATAAGCGAGCCGAAAGTTAGTAAGTTGCAACAGTCGACTGGTATTACAGTCGAAATCTAGACAACTTAATAATTCAAGGAGATTTATCATGGCAGTTACTGATCTGCATTCTCTCGACATCTCTACCGCTATCGATAGGATTTTCGATGGTGGCGAAGCAAGAGGTGCCGTTTTATCGTTGATTGACGGTGTTCCTTCCATCAACGTAGGCCAAAATGTGCCTCTAGTAATGGCTGGCCGGGCAAAAGGCGCTTTAGTCCACGAAGGTGGCGTGAAGCCTGACAATGGCCGACAAGTAGTTCCTAAACCATTCACGACTGTGAAGTTAGTTTACTCTCAGAGAGTTACTGACGAATTCATGATGTGGGATAGGGAAAGACAGGGTGACTTTGTATCTAGACTCGTTTCTGACTGGACTCGCAAGAGCCTTCCACGCGACATCGATACTGTCGTTCTTCACGGTCTTGATCCAAATACCAACACTCTTGATACCAACTTAAGCGACTATCTAACCAAGACTGGTTCTAGCATTGCTGTTCCTGGTACTGGTACGACTGCTGCTGCTATCGATACTGACTTCGCGACTGCTATTGCAGCTCTTGATGGTCAGGATATCACCGGTGTAGCTATTTCTCCGGCGGCGGCTACTAAATTGGCTTCTATCACTGAGGGCAACGAGAAGAAATATCCTGGCCTCGGTGTGTTTGGTCTAACTGGTGGTACTATCGCTGGGAAGCGTGCTGCTTCTACTCCGGAGGTTGGTGCTAATAATACCGAGCTCATCATCGGTGACTGGAGCAAGTTGTATCTTGGCTTCGCTGGTGCTGCTGACTGGAAAGTTATCGAATACGGTAACCCAGATGGTGGTACCTATGATCTTCAGAACGTCAACCAAGTTTGTATCCGCATGGAGCTCAAATTCGGTTTCCGCGTACTAGATCCGACTGCGTTTGCTGTTGTTGCTAATACCACTAATACTAGTGGCAATACTAATAGCTAATTCAGCAAGCTCTCTGTATAGCGTGCTATAGCATTACCCACGCTATACAGGGCCAATATCAACTAAAGAGGAAAACGAGATGAACAATAAAGACAACATCACGATTGGTCTACCAAAGGTCGGAGGAGCTATTTACTTCGCACCTGCCGGTTCAACGCTTCCAACGGATGCCTCTACCTCTCTGCCATCAGCCTACGTCAACCTCGGTTATGTAACTGAAGATGGTGTCACTATGACTACATCTGAAGAAACCGATGTGATTAAGGCTTGGGGACCAGAGAACGTAATGGTGAACCAAACTGACTTCGGCGAAACTGTCACTTACAACCTTCTCGAAACCATTCGCCCTGCTGTTTTGCAGTACATGAGGGGCGCAGAGAATGTTGTTATAGAGAGCAGTGGAGCTATAAAGTCGGGTACGACTGGCGAACAGCTTCCTCGCGGTATCATAGTAGTTGACACTATCCAGAACAACGGTAGCGCAAACCCACGCTATCATCGTATTGTTTACGGAGATTGTCAGCTTGCTGACCGCTCTGGAGACCAGACCTACAACAACAGTGACCCTGTGACTTTCCCAGTCACTATCACTGCATTCAAATTTGACTCGCAAGCATTGACCGGTAAGAAAGTCTATCACGATGACTTCTGGACCGCTCCAGCGAGCGAGTAAAGTTACATTCTACCTCCTGTAGATGTACCGAGGACCTGCCACTAAATTGGGGCTACCCAGTCGGGCAGGTTCTTTTTGTGCTATAATGAGCCTAATATTAGTCACGGCACGCTTCCGGTAAAGGCGGTTAATCTTATCAGGAGGCACAATGTCAAAATCAAACAGAAAACTAGAACTCTGGGATGGGTACGTAGAGGTCAACGAGCAGCTGCTGGACGACTTCGATTTCCAACAAGACCTAGCTGAAGCGCAGCGATTGAACGATTTGCCTAACTTTGTTTCAATGTTATTTGCAATTGTGGGTGGCGAGAAGGTCTACGATGACACCAGGAAGCATATCGAGGCGGAGAAAGGATATTTCTCACAAGAATCATTGATGAAGGTAGTAGAGAGGATAGGTGAAGCCTTCCCAAAAGCTGGCAGTCGTGCGCAGAGGCGTACGTGGCAGACTACGAAATAGTAGAGGCCGATTTCCAGCAATACTACAACCTCGATATAGCTTCTCTAGGCTTCCGTAGGTTTGCCAGATTACTTGTCAATCTGCCGCCAGAATCACGCTATGTTTGCAAGTATTCACCATTTAAGGACTGGAACTGGGATAGGGAGGTCCAGTCACAAATTCTGCACATACTGGATGTTCTAGCCGTAATGTACGTCAACTCGCACAAGAAGAAAGGTTCTGCGCCGCTTAAAGCTCCACCGCTAAGCCAACCAGAATATGTGCTCAATGCTAAGAAACAGCTCAAAGAACAAAAGAGAGAAGAGTCCAAATATGATAGTATGGACTTAGCTAGGATATTCGAGGAGAGAAATAACCAAGCTACCAAGCTAAAATGGGATGATAAGTAATGCATAAGATAGGTATTTATTACAACGAACAGGGGCTTAGGGAGATCATGAAAAGCCCGGAGATTGCTGGTATTGAACAGGATTTGATGATGCAGAAGCTCGGACAAGTTAAGGCTGAGTTTCTGCAGACTTTTGGATTTGAGGGGGAATTTGAAGTTAAAAGGGTCGACACAAATAGCAAACGAAGCCGTACAACGTTCCGGATAGTTTCAAACAGTGCGAGGACCACAGCCGTGCTAAAGAGACAACCTGGTTGGCTAGCCAAGTTTAATTCTTAGCTGCATCAAATAGTTCTTGGAGAGTTGAACCCTGCAGCACTTCGTTTTTGCGATTTTCCCAATCTGATTCTATTATTTGGACAAACGATTCTTCTTTCTCTTGAGTTTCGCGGCCGGAGAGACAGGTTGCTTCGGCCCTTTTAGCTACCTCATCTGACCAAGCTTCTCCCATAACATTGACGATGTCCGCTTCTTCCATGAGCACGCACTTTTGCTGTGCTTCGGTGATAGACATTTGCGTCTTTGTGGATCTTTTGCCGTTAAGTGCTACAACGGCCGTGATTACAATTACGGCGCATATGGTTCCTACGATTATCTGGCTTCTTATAGAAAGGGTTTTGATGTTTTCTTTTGAAGTGTTTCGATTCATAGAATGTCCTTTTATATGATACAATCATTGTAACACAACCACGCCACGCTTGCGGAAGAATGCGGTTATATCAACTAACCGAAAGGCAAGTATGGCAGGAACAAATCTTGGGACAGCATGGATACAAATTAAGCCTACGATGAAGGGGATGACTTCTTCTATACGGTCTGAGTTGGCTGGGGTAGGAGATGCCGGCGGAAGCGAGATCGGTTCTAAGTTTTCTGCTGGTTTCGCGGCAAAAATAGGGGTGATCAGTGGTATCACCCAACAATTGTTTGCAAAAGTCACCCAGACAATTACGAGCCAAATCAGCGATGCCGTGGTACGAGCGGATACCCTGGAAAGGTTCCCCAAGGTTATGGAACAGATGGGGTATTCTGCGGAAGATGCCACAAAAACAATCCAAAAACTGATGAAGGGAGTAGAGCAGGTTCCAACTCCGCTCAACGCAGTCGTATCTGGGACGCAGAGGCTTGTGGCCGTAACTAGGGACGTAGACAAGGCTTCTGACTGGATTATGGCTATCTCGAACGCAATGCTGTCAAATGGGGCCTCCGCAACGAGAGCTTCTGATGCGATGGAGCAATTTATGCAGGTAGTACAGAGAGGCAAGCCTATGGGCCAGGACTGGCTTACTATCATGGAAGTCGCTCCAGGGGTCATGGAAGAACTAGCCCACTCTCTTGGATATGCAAGCGCATCTATGGGTGGCGATATGTACACAGCATTACAAAAAGGTACCCTATCAATAGAAGATTTCATGGCGGCACTGGTCAACATGGATAAGAACGGCACGGATTCCTTAGAAGCTCTATCTACAGTGGCGAGGACTGCAACTGGTGGTATCGAGACAGCGATGACAACCATGAGGCAGAGCGTCAGCAACGCCATCGTTAGTATCATCCAAGAAATAGGGCCAGAGAACATAGTTAGCGCAATCACTGGTATCAAGAACGCTCTAGTGGGTATAGTGCAGGCTATCGGCAATGTCGTCAAGTTTATACAGACTAACTGGACGATTTTAGAGCCTATATTTACGATGATCACGTCATTCTTAGGCACGGTAATTGGCATCTTCATGGCGCAAAAGGTATTTAATGGTCTGACGTCCCTATTCTCTTTGATTATGGCTAATCCTATCGTGGCAGTAATTGGCGCAATTGCTTTTGCGATTGCGGAGCTTATAATCCACTGGGACGAAGTGAAAGCTACCGTAGAGACGGTATTTGGAGCTATGGGAGAGGTCATTGGTAATTTTGCTACTTGGGTCGGGGGAGTGTTCAATGGCATTTGGGAGACTGTAACTGGCATTTTCTCTAACATAGGCCAATTCTTTAGTAATGTTTGGGATAATATAACCCGCATATTCGTGAATGTCGGAGTCTACATCGGGGATGCGGTTTCTGGGGCATTTAAGGCTGTGGTGAATGGGATATTGAGCTTTATCGAGAACTTTATCAACACACCAGTAAACATCCTCAATGGCTTCCTTGACGTAATCAATGACGCTTTCGGATGGTTGGGAGTGAACCTTTCACACATAGATGGGGTACATCTACCAAGAATGTACACCGGTGGTATTGTCCAGGGTATCGGTACAGATACTAGCGACTCCAACATTTACGCTTTATCTAAGGGCGAGTACGTCATCCGAGCTGCTGCGGCTCGTGATATTGGGTATGAAAACCTAGAAAGAATGAACCAGACTGGAGAGATTACCGGTAATGGCCAGACGAACTACTTCACCATCAATGGATACAATAAGTCGCCAGAAGAGCTAGCGAACATCATATCGCGCAAAATAGCATTTAACCAGAGAGGAGTGATTGGCTAATGAATGGCAAACTATACATCAAGAAGTTTATTCGAGACGATGGAGAGACCCTATCGTTTGATGAGGAAGAGATATATCTATCCGAAAACAATACTCTACTGGTTCGTTCTGATCCGGCTACTACGGCCGTAGAATTCACTGAAGAGGATGGCGGGGAAATGATTCGGCAACGTGGGGCCACTTATAGTCAGCCAGTAAGTGGGCTGATTGTGCCAAAATCTACTGAATATTGGGCGCTTTGTGTAAGGTTATCCAGATTCTTTATCCTGAACCACACGTACAAGATTGTCTACATAAAAAGAGATGGCTCTATGTTTTCAATGAACCGAGCTTGGATAAACGCCGGTTTACAAATTGTACCAGTGCCGTACGAAAACTACTCTACTTGGACCATTGAGTTTAAGATTGGGGATAACTTCTGGACTGAGTATGCCGAGGATGGCCAAGGTAAAGAAATATACTCCAATTCCGTTGAATTACCACTTCTGACTGCCGGGACTGGCGGAGAGGTATGGAACGATGTCACGCAGCAAACATTGAGTGGACTGGGTAATTATTTTACTATTGATGGCACGTCCATAAGTGCAAGCATAAATAAGCTGGAGGTGAGAGGAGATACATTCCAACAAACGTATACGGGCAAAAACCTGTCACCTTACCCTTACTCAGACGGCAGTAGCAAAGTGATAAGAGGAATAACGTTCACCGCTGCGTCAGACGGGAGCGTGACACTAAACGGTACGAACGACGGCACTGCTAACTCTGCTTATTATATACGTTATAGTGACTCCTCGTCATTGCAACTCGAGGCAGGAACTTACTATTTCATACCACCATCAAATACGGCTGTGGGCTATGTGATGTATGACGGGACGAGCTACTACGACTTCAGCAACGCAAACAACTATTCCCAGACTTTCTCGTCTGCGAAAAGCATCCGCTACATCTATATTCAGGTCCGTAGGGGGAATACGACCACCTTCAACAATTTGAAGATTTACCCTATGCTTACCACATCGCCAAACCCGACAGAATCAGACTATGAGCCTTATGTCGGTGGTATTCCTGCACCTAACCCCGACTACCCGCAAGGCATCCAGGTGGTGACTGGTGAACAGACGGTGGAGGTGACTGGGAAGAATAAGATAAATGGTTCATATAGTGAGATTAGTCAAACCGCAAGGTGTACAGCAGAAGCAAGTGGGAATGGTTTCAAAATAACCTCTACAACTAGTTCTGGAGCTGTTTATGTGACCATTCCTATTCCAAATATCGCATCGCTACTTGGGCAAACAGTGACTGTTTCATATTCATCAAGTGGAAGTGGGATACGTATAGGGTTCTTTTATCTAAACAGCAATGAGACTGCAACTGGCAATGTATCATATACCGAAACAACAACTTTGCCAAGTTCATTAGGTGATAATGCTGGAATTGGGATAGTTTTCTACACATCAAATAATGGCAGTGCTACCTATAATGACATCCAGCTTGAAATAGGCTCTACCGCTACTGATTACGAATCCTATCATCTCCAATCCTATGAGGTGAACTTAGGCAAAAACATCTGGAATTCTTCTATGGAAGTTGGCGGGATAAGTTCTACTGGTGCGGATTTAAGCAATAATAAACGCGTGAGGAGTACGACAAAGGTCATCGTTCAGCCAAGGACCACCTATACACTCTCGGCAATTCCAAGAGATAGTGGGAAAGTAATCAATGTTGCAGTCCAGGGCTGGACATCAGATGATACTTTCATTTCCCAGATAACGGGCGCAGATTGGCAAACACTCCCACTTACTTTTACGACCCCAGCGAATTGCTATAAGGTTACATTGAATGGCAGATATTCTGATGATACCGCGTTTGGTACAGTCGGAGAATCGACGGACGCATTCCAAAACATTCAGCTTGAGGTTGGCGCCAATGCTACCGAATATGCTCCCTACTTCACACCTATCGAACTCTGCAAGATCGGTGACTACCAAGACTATATCTACAAGAGTGTCGATGACTGGTATGTGCATAAAGAGACTAATAAAATAGTGCTAGATGGCTCTCAGACAATATCTCTTTCTAACTGGAGAGCTAGTTCTACATCTGTTGGATGGGTTTATGCGTATAATGTGTTCAATAGTGCCACGATTGTCGCAAGTAGTGTGGGGGCGATTGTCTCTGATAAATTATTAGCAGCTTCGTTCACTAGCTTGTTCGATAAAACACAAGATAATGGCATTGCTCTTTATACAAATACAGATTATGGGTTGGCTGTAAGAACTACAGACTTAACTTTAACCACTACTTCAGCAATAAATACATATCTTACTTCTAACTCTATTACGGTTTATTATCCTCTCGCTACTCCAACCGACACCAAAATCACGAACACAACATTACGCGGACAGTTGGAGGCTTTAGCTGGAGCACAGGCGTATAACAGCAAGACGGTTTATCAAACTAATAGCGCTACAATGCCCGCTATCTTAAGCGTCGAGCTACTCCAAAGTGTTGGTGGTGGCGAGGTATGGGACAATGTGGGCGCAGTATGGGAAGAGGGCGTTGGCGGAGTCCAGACCATAAACGTGGAAACCACTCAAACTACCTACCCCGTATGGACTGTGACCGGGCCATGCTCGAACCCGACTTTACAGAATGACACCACTGATACCATAGCTAGCTTTGACGGGATGATTGCTTCGGGCCAAACTTTGACCGTTAATTTCGCAGATAACACAGCCTATCTAGACTCTGCGCCAGTTGCCAAGTATGTGAGCGGTTATGTTTCATTAGCTCCTGGCGAGAACGTCATAGGCTTTAATTCTGATGGAGGGTCTACCCAAACTTCAACTATCAGTTGGGACAACATAATAAACTAGGAGGAAGATGAATAGGTTGCTTTTGTATCTAGGAGACAGGCTACTAGGGGATATCAATAGGTATTCAAAGAACCGGCACCTTGTGGAGGTGCTTAAAAGCGAAGCAGAGAATGCCACAGCGGACACCTTCACCTTTGACATTAACTGGAAGCAGTACCAAGACTATATCAGAAAATACTTTGACGAAGAGCCGGCTAGCTTTCTGAAGGTAGGTAAGACTAGGGTAGTGTTCGAGACGGATGGGTACCCCAGATTTGCCGGCTACCTAGCCGCCCGGCCGGCTAGGAGTGGCGTTGGAGCTGATCAAACCCTATCACTTACCTTCTACGAATACTTTGCTAGGCTTAGCGGCGATCTAGTCTGCGACCCAAACAACCTAAAATCGCCCATGAGGGCCTTCAACAACGTGAGGGCCGATATTTATGCCCAGACGCTCATAAACGAGTTCCTAGCGCGAGCTACGGCCGCAGGAGAGGTATTTAACTGGACTTATGGTACAGTGGACCAGCTCCGGACCAAATCTATCACCTACAAGAGCTTCCCTACAGTCGCAAAGGCACTTTGTGATGCCATGAACAATGTAGAAGGGGCAGGGAAGTTTGACATTGTGTTTAGGCCAGATACTGAAGATTACACGCACATTCTAATCGATATACTGAAGCCGCGTGGTAAAGACAAGAACATTGTTATCAAGTACCCTACCGATGGCGTGTATAAGCTATGGGCTTCGGAGTATTCTATCGATGCCACGAATGAGTATGCAAGCCACGTCCTAATTGCTGGCAATGGCCAGGTAGGTGACCCTACTACGGGAGAACAGACCGCAAAACTTGGTTCGGCATCAAACTCTGATTTTGTCAGCGAATATTGCTATTGGAGAACATACGAAACTGCCTCAAATCTTTACAGTCAAGGCGCAGTAGACAACTTTGCCGAGACGAGGTTGTCGCAGCTCTCATTTGGCCTAGAGACTCCGCATATCATGTTAGTGGGGAGACCTATCGCTTGGGGCCAAGCAGAGAATGAGAATAATGGCCTAGCTATTGGCGATTCTTTCTATTTTGAAGAGAATACGGAAGATGGGGCAGACCATTCTGGCTACTATCGCATAATAGGTCTAGATACCACATGGGATGACAATGGCGTAGCTACCGTTACTCCAACACTAAAGCGAGACACCCTATGATAGCCGATACGCAACAACGAATAGCTAAGGTCCGCAACGAAGTCAAGGCTCAGAAGGTAAAGAGCGGTTTGGCCTATTCGCAACTACTTATGCCAGAAAACACTCCATCTAGGAGCTATACTGGGACGATTAGTTTGTCTGGCAGCGGTACTGGCCCTATTGCTAGGGTTAGATTCCGTTTTGTCAGAGACGATGGGTTATTAGACCCACCTCTAATCAATTTCGCATTTACCGCGTCCATATCGCCGACCTACAAAGAGTTCGTGGAGTCACATGGTTTTAGTATCTCTGGCAACGATCTTGATTACTTTAACTGGTGGATGGTGAGCGGTTATATCGGAGAGATTGGCGACACGTACGTGGATTATTATGTAGATGTAAAGAGAAATGTCAAAAGTAACTTCTTCTCCCTAAGCACGATGTCCTTCACTGTTACTTGTGAGGCAATTGCTAACGTTAGAGGGGTTTTAATCGAGGATAGGATAATATGAGGACAGAACAACAGCTAAACACGCTAGAAGAAGAGATAAAGGCAATCAAGACATCGTTCCAACAAACGGCCTCTATGATGGACGTGTACACCACCATACTGGACTTCTCTACATCTCCAAATATAGTGAGATGGAATGGTAATGGACACTGGGAGCCCCTCAAATACCCATGGCTAGATTCACTATCTGGCATATCTTCGGATTCATCTGGGAATTATACAGGTTATGGCCGAGAGAGGGTGGTTGTGACTTTTAATTGTAGTGGCGGAATAAACACATTCGCCTCTCTTGAGATGGATTTAATTGAAGCAAACGGTAATGCTGTTTGGTGCAAGAGAGTACCATACGATGGCGGAGCACGCTGGGTTGTACTGTTTCATGCGAATGAAGAAAGGGACGGTCAAGGGCGGTGGGTATCTTGGAAACCTACGGTGGTGAGATTTGCCGTGGAGTCGGCAATACCTGGTACTTTGGAAGCGAGGATGATATGGCAATAACAACAGAGAAACGACTAGCTAAACTAGAACAAGAGGTGCAAGATTTGAAGGCCACCTATGCGGTGTATGGAGGTCTTATGAGGACTTATGCTGCCCAAGGAGAGTGGAGCATAAATGACCTCACTACCAACTTGCGGATTAAGTTTACCCCAAATTATCTGATAGCAAACAAAACTATTATTTCGAGCGTTTATTATAAGGTGGTTGAAGAAGGCCAAGAACTAAGTTTTGACGATTTTTATCTGTCTATCCAGGACGGCACTGGTTCTGTGGTGATGAATTTCGGCACTATATTTGAGAACAGCGTAGTTTATGTGAAGATTACTTCGTCTGTGCCGGGCAGCCTAACTAGACTGTAGATATTGTGCTATAATGTAGTCAAAGAACGCCACGCTTGCGGTGAATGCGGGAATAGCAACCACAATGCAAGCGAGGTCTTATGCGTAGAGCAACTACACCAACACACATATTCACCTTCCCGGAATCGGTAGAGGTAGGCTCGGTCACTGAGGTTCTTGTGTCTTACTCCCAATGCGGAAGAGAGGTACTGAGGAAAACAATCGAGGATTTGATGATCGATACTGATAGCAATTCCTTTTCAGTCAAACTCACTCAGGACGAGAGCACCAAGTTTGCTCCAGGCGAAGCATTGGTACAGTTGAAGGCAAGAAAGAATAATGCAGTTTTTGCAAGTCAGATGATTTGCTTCCAAGTTAAGCCAGTGCTAAATTCGGAGGACATATAATGGTGGATACAACAAACTTTAACATAGTGCCAAATGATGACGAAGAGCAGTTCGTCGTAGAATTCGGAGAAATAATGAATACTGGGGTGCTAGACTTTAACGAGTTAATTCATCGTCCAAGGTACAACAATGCAGTCATGACTGGGGAAACCAATATCCCCGTAGTGCCATCCCAGATATCTGAACTTGAGAACAATCTCAACTACCAAACCAAAACAGAGGTGGAAGCAAAAATAGCGTTAGAGGCAACTGCTAGGCAACAGGCTGATACACAAATCCAGGGGGCTATCACTGCTTTATCTGGGGACTTATCAAATGAAGTATCATCCAGAGCTACGGCAGATACGGCGTTAGGAGAACGAATTACTGGAGTGTCTAATGATCTAGCATCTGAAACTGCCGCGCGCCAAGGAGCAGACAATAATTTACAATCACAAATCGATGGTATCTCGGCTAGTTCGGACGTAAAGGATGTAGTGGGAACCTATGCAGAATTGCAAGCGTATGATACAAGCACCCTTGGCAATAATGACATCATCAAGGTTTTGCAAGATGAAATGCACTCTGATGAAACTACTTATTATCGGTGGTCAACTACCACACAGACATTCACTTTAATTGGCGAGGAAGGCCCATATTACACGAAATCGGCTACCGACCAGCTCTTAGCCACAAAAGCAGACAAAAATACGACCTATACTAAGACCGAGACGGACAATTTACTATCCGATAAGCAAGGCACCCTAACTGCTGGGAGCAATATATCAATTAGCGGTAACACTATCTCAGCTACGGATACCACTTATACAGCTGGGAATGGCCTAGATTTAACTGGCACCGAATTTTCAGTAGATACAGATATGGTAGCTACGCAAAGTGACGTGGCAAATGTCACAAGCTATATTACGGATGCTACGGAGTATTCAGCGAGTGCAACATACGAGGTGGGTGATTATGCAATACATGATGGCGGTATCTACCAGTGCAATATCGCAATCGTGGGTGGTGAAGCATGGAACTCCAGCCACTGGGACATAGTGCCATCATTACAGGAGCAGTTAGACAATACCGAAACATGGACATTCGAGCTTGAAGGGGGAACAACTGTAACAAAGAAGGTGGTGGTGCAATAATGGACTTCTCACAGGTCAGAGCGATAACGATTCCAGAGGGGAGCGTCAACCGTATCCTCTCTGGTGCAACCGTGTTATGGAAGAAGAAAACGGGGCTTCCAGCTGAATACCAAGAGGTAGAATATATTAAATCTACTGGCACTCAGTATATTGACACAAATCTATTATATGCTGCTAATGATAGAATTGAGGTAGATGTTGCACCAGTAGTAATTACACTAGACAAAGTTGTTTTCGGTTCGTATATATCTTCAGCTTATGTTGAACTTGGGATACTTACAAGTAAATTCCGTTTTGATATATCAAGTGATGCCACTACTCCAATAACTGAAAATGTAAGATATAAAGTGGTTAAAGATGGTGCAACTTGGACAGTAGATGGAAATACGATTACTACTAGCGGGCGGAACAAAGACACAACATATCCTATATATTTATTTGGAAGATGTTCTAACGGCACAGCTAGTAAAATGTCTAGCATAAAAGTATATTCATACAAGCATATTAGAAATAATGTTGCAATTGCAGATTTAATTCCTTGTTATCGTAAAATAGATAATGTTGCTGGAATGTACGATGTTGTTAATGGTGTGTTCTATACAAATGCTGGTACCGGGAAGTTTAATGTCGGGGCAGACATAATCACAGTACCAAGTGAGTATCAGAAAGTGTCTTATATTCAATCTACAACTAACAAATGCTATATTAGGACAGGTGTTGTACCAACAGATAACACACGTATGGAAATGCAGATATACACGACATGCACGGATAGCTTTTACGCATCTGGTTCACGCTCTGCTGGTGGTACGATATTTTTTGGACAGACAGGTACTCGGACTAAAGCTAGGGTAAGTGCAAGTGTGAATGAACCATCTGTACAGGCATCAACTAACGGAACGTTGTGGTCACGTTTATCATCCGGCCAGATGTATGAAATTATGTTACAGACAAACGGTGACGGAACGTATGACTATGAAATTAATGATACGACACATAATAAATCTTTTGAGGCGATTGGGCAATCCTATACACCGATGGGTGATGTAAAGAGTGATTACGATATTTGTATTTTTGCACTATCAGGTAGCTATATCATTGGTGGCACAAATAGACTATATAAGTATAGACTATATCAGGGTGGCAATCTTGTGCGTGATTATGTGCCATGTTACAGAGTGTCAGACAACGTAGTCGGTCTGTATGACTTGGTAAGTAAAGAATTCTTAGTGAATGCTGGTACAAGAGAATTTACTGCTGGGCCAGATATTACATGAGTTAGGCGGTGACGCACAATAATAATTAACTAATAAAAGGAGGAAATATGAATCCAAAATACATCGTAGTAGAACTACAGAACAATGCTGATGGCACAGTAGGCAACTTGGTCTATACTTACGACAATAAGAATGAAGCAGAGAGCAAGTACCATTTGGTTCTGTCATCTGCAGCGGTAAGTCAGGTAAGAATTCATGCTGCTATGCTTGCTATGACGGACGGTACGCTGATTGCATCTCAGCACTATATCCATGTTCCAGAACCAACGCCAGAACCGGAACAGGAGCCGGAGGCCTAGTGCCGGACACGATTGGAGATAATCTATGGACGCTGGTTTATTGATTACGACAATCTTGGGGTCTGGTGGATTTTTCGCCCTTATCCAGTTCCTAGTGACTCGCCATGATAACAAGGACAGTAGGCTGTCTAGAATCGAACAAAAGGTAGATGCTAGTTTAGAGAAGGGGGAGAGGAACGAGCTGGCCATTACTAGGTTTCAGCTTCTGTTCCTTATTTTAATGCAGCCGTCTAACAAGGACACGATCCTAAAAACCGCTCAAAGGTATTTCATGGAGTTAGATGGGAACGGTGAGGCGTGGGATGCCTTTAAGCACTGGTCGGACGAAAACGGAGTAGATTCAAGTTATTATCAGTCGCACATATCTAAAAAAAGGAGGTAGAATTATGGCGCAACCTATCAAAACAAGCCTGAGTACGCAAAGGAAGTTGTCTTTAGCGGCAGGGATTCTGTCGGCTATTGCGACATTTGTATCACTTATATCTAAAACGTGGGGGTTTGCAGGAATAGGAGAGCAAATTGTCACAACATTCTTGGCCGCAAATTCGGTCATCAATATGTATTTCTTCGGCTCTACAAGCCAGAAAATAACGGAGGATAAGAAAGATGACAAGAATCGGTAAATTCGCAAAAAGGAACCTACATTGGCTGATCGTGATTGGCGTATCTTTACTATGCGCCATTTTTATCATCTTTGGGCATTCGTCTGAAGATGGAAAGTATCGCACTTTGGATGGTAATGATGCCCAGATACCGGAAGCTACGAAGAAGTTCATCGAGGATGCGGAAGCAGCCATGTATCGGATCATGAACGAGGACGCTCCAACCGATGAGGCCACTATAGAGGAGTTTGAGGATGCAGAGGGGCTCGGAGCAGCAACATCTCTACAAACCGTACTTAGCCGCAGATTGCCTGATGGTAATAACGACAACGGGAGAGGATGGCAGTGCTCCAAATACACGGCCTATCTAGCAACAGGGCGGAAAGACTACTCATCTGCACATCCTGATTACGGGCCAGTTAATGGCAAGGACGTGGCGGCCTATCTCGTAAAGAATTTCGGCTGGAAGTACACGGACAAGCTAGTAGAAGGGGCTATCGGATCGGGCGGGTTTAACACTAAGTATGGACACACGGTAATGTATCTCTACTCTACTGGAGCTAATACCGCTATGGTGAATGATGCCAACTATGTACCTTTGACTGTTTCGACCCACAACATGAACATTGCGGGTTGGGTATGGGTAGTGCCTGGCGATTACGAACCAACGCCACAACCCACACCGCAAACACAGCCTGAGAGCCACGTAGAAGCCCCTACAAGCCGTTCTGACGTTCAGAATGGGAATTTATACGTTGTGAAGCGTGGAGACACGTTGAGCGCCATTATGTTGCGCCGTGAAGGTTATGTAGATTGGGAATACATGAATGACTACGCAAAAAGGTGGGTATCGACTAGGACTGGCAATTCTGTGTATTATGGGTGGACGCACGGTACCGGTTACGGTTTGATTGCTGGGGAAACAATAGAATTTAAGTAAAGAAAGGGAATTATGACAAATCCAAATAACATTGTGAGGGTCAGGGCAAGGAATGGGGGAAGAGCGAGCGTTTACGAAGCGAACGCTTGGGCGCAAGGCTTTTCTATGGGAATTCTAGAAGGGTATGGAGTGGCCCAGAACACTTCGGCCGACATGAATGTATTAGTTGGCGGGTCGGCTACTAAGCCGGATGTGTTGATTGCGCAAAATCCGGCAGGGTACAAGATTGCCCTCGATATCATTGGCCGCCAGGCGGTTGCTATCACTGTCCCAGCCTCAAACAGTAGAATAAGCGCCATTGTAGCCTATACTAACGACCTATCATTATCCACGACTCAGGATGATGTGACTGGCTCGCCTGCATCTTGTGGACTTATCGTAGTGAACGGAACAGCCGCCGCTAATCCTGTAGCTCCTACAGACAGCCAGATACGTGCGGCTATCACTTCTGATGGCGCTACTGGCTCACAGGCTGCTTATTGTGTAATTGCAACTATCAAGGTGGCAAGCAATACAACTCTGATTACAAATAGCCTTATTTCTACCAATCAGGCCGCAATTGGGTCTAAGAATATCGATTTTGCGACAATGAAATATCCATTTATTGGACCAGTATTAGAACAAATGGGTGATATCACCGCCACCAGGAATATAACCTTTGATTACAACTGTTTCGTAGTTGGCAAAGCCTGTGTTTTTGAAAGTGGGGGCGCTGCGTTCTGTAGGTCTGGGACTGGAACATCTGGGCCTATAATCGGCGGTATACCATTCATAAGCGATTCTACTAATGCTCAGGTAGGCCTTTGTATACCGGTAGCAGCCGGCCAGACGATTAAGTTCGAGATAAACGGAAACGCTGAATTTCAAAGCATTGTTGCTTGCCAGATGGTTGTGTCATAGCAATCAACAATGACTGGGTTAGACGGTTTTTGTGTAGTAAAGGGTAACATAGGCAGCCATGTCTGTTCTGTCCATACCGGTGGTAATGCCAACACTGGTGTCATCTACACTAACGTGAACGGAAACACTAAAGGATTGAGAAACTGGGTTTGGGGCATTGCCAATTTGAAAGAAAATCCCATCCGTTGAGCGTTTAGCGATACCTTCAATTTTTACTACGTATCCTAAGTTGGATATATTGTGGGGAACAGTTTTTAACGCGTTATCTGGTAAAGTACCGAAATCTATAGTCTTTTTGTAGATCACCTTGCCGTCAATCCACTTAATCCCGGTGTTTATCTCTGATAATGAATAATCTGCGAACGTCGCAAAATCGATATTGTGACTATTCGGGAAATATGCTATAATGTAGACTGATAGCAAAACAAGGCCCTTCGTGAAACTTTTTGGAGTAGCGAAGGTTTTTGTTAGTGTAGTGTTCCTTTTCGGTGCAAAACAAAATAGGTGCAGAAAAGGAGGCATAGTGGATAAGAATTTCACTAAAAATATCAAGCGACCATTTGGCTGGGAGCCAAATGAGATCATTTTTAACCCAAACCTATCTCTAAAAGCTAAGGGACTGTGGCTTTACATGAACTCTAAGCCTGACGGATGGCACTTTGCATCCGAAAGGATTGCTGATGAGTGCTCTGATGGCATAACGAGTATTCGTGCTGGCCTAAAGGAATTGGCCGATGCGGGGTTGCTTAAATGGAAGAAACAAGGGGACGGTAGAATCATTTACACCTTAGAAATGGATGCCATTCTACCTGTGGAAAACCCAAAGTCAGAAAACCTCACTTTGGGTGGTGACCCAGAGTTAGAAAACCCCACTGTGGGAAAACCCCACTGTGGGAAAACCTCACCCATAAATAATAAAGAGGAAAATAAAGAAAGAATAATAATAAAGAAAGAAGGGCAGGTTGTGGAAAACTCGTTGGACGAAGAACAAAAACCGAACAATACGTCTGCTGGCTTGGCTGGCAATGGGCCAGCCAGCAGACTCAACATTCGGCGGGATGACTTTGACGATGACAAGTTGTACGAGAAGGCATTCTACGAACGGAACACAGTTCACTTAGGTGCAAATTAACAATTAACTGGAGGTAGAAAGGGAATGATATGCCAATTAACAGGGCATGGGGGAACGACTACCTCCAACAAGAATACAAGGCCATGCGATGGCTAGCAGATAAAGGCTTCTCTTTAGAGGAGATTAGGACAATGACTTGGGGCCGGGTGGATGAGAGCGCCAGAGCGATTAGGATGGTCGATAAGGTCACTACTATCCAGCTTGATCTTGAAACTGGATTATCCAGAAGGGATGAGCACGAAAGGGAATTCATGCTCCCCTTTGGTGGTACTGAGGTGGAGTGGTTCTTTAGAGAATCGAGGATATTCTGCGGGTGGATGTTTACCAGAGAAAGACCTCGGTCGTGGCGCAAGGATAAAAGCCGTGATTCTCTGTTCACCCCTGTTGAGGTGAAGAAAATCTGTGGAAAAACTTCGTCAAATAGAGGCGT